CACTGTACGTGCAGATGAAGAAGGTATGACGGCTAGTCACTCAGCAGGTACTATTACTTTCCTGTCTGACAGTAAGTATACGTTAACCTTCAGTGCTAATGTTAAACGCCATGGTGGAGGTACTTCTGCTGCTGTTATTGGATTGTACCTTAATGGTACTTTAATATCAGGGACGCAACATACTATAGACTTTAGCGGGTCGCAGTACTTACCTATTAGCTTTAGTTCTAATGGTACAGTGAATGCAGGACAGGCCATCACAGTTAAGATGTCACTAGCGTCAGGCACTACTGATGTAACCTTTGACACTATAGACTTGAATGTAACAGGTAAAGCAATTGACGTATAAGGTTACAAGAGTTACTACAATAGATGAACTGGTTAGTAACAAAGATAAAGTATTACATTACTTGAATAAGGTATTAGTCAAAGCACCTGAAGTAACTGTTGAAAGCGTGTTAACTAGTATTCAGAAAGGTGATAGCCAGCTGTGGTTAATTACTGAGGAAGATGTAGTAGGTATTGTAGTAACTAATCTTGTTACATACCCAACCACTAAGAGATTGCTTATACATCTACTAGGTGGTGATGGTGCTGAAGATTGGGTACATTTAATTAGCGAAATAGAAGAGTGGTCTAAGTCAAAAGGATTAGATGGAATTGAAATACAAGGTAGGAAAGGATGGCTTAAACTGCTTCCTGATTATTCTTGTGACAGAGTATTAATGATTAAGGAGTTTTAAGATGTCAGGTGGTGGAAGCACAACAACTACAGAAAGCGAACAGGAAACTAGATTAAGCGAAGAGCTTAGAGCTTCTAGTGTTAATGCATTATCAGGTGCTGAGAATCTATATAACCAAGGCACTCAAGGTATCTATCAAGGTACGCAGCTTGCTGATGAAGACCCGTTAATATCACAGGCTCAACAGGGTTTGCTTGATATGTATAGCCCTACAGGTGGTCTAACTGATTTGATTAATACTCAGCAGACTAATCTTAATAATATGTTGATGTCTGGTGACCTTGAGAATAACTCTATCTTCCAACAACAGATGGCAGATATATTAGAGGAGTCTGGTGTTCAGTTTAAAAGACAAGCTGTTCCTTTATTTCAGCAGGGTACAGCAATAGGGCAGTATGGTGGCAGTGAGGGTATGGAAGGTCTTGGCTTGCTAGGTGGTGAGATTGATCGTAACACTAAGCAATTCATAACCAGCGCAGCATTGGAACAACAGCAGCTTGCACTACAAGCCCAAGGGTTACTGCCTATGGCGTTGCAAGTCGGTGAGAGAGGCTTTGATGTTATGGGTCAGATTGCTGGTCAGCGTGGTGTTAGGTCGCAGCAAGAGCTTATGAATGAGATTGGTATGTTCAATGCTCCTCGTGATGCTACTCGTACAAATCTATCAGACTTCTATTCCTTCTTAGGGTCTAATCCTTTACTAGGCGAGTCTAACATGACTGGTACTGAGACACAAACCACTGAGAACGCTAGTGATCCGTTTGGAGCAGCTTTAGGAATTGGCCTAGCTGTGGCAGGAATGCCTGTAACAGGTGGTGGTAGCTTAGGGGGTAACTTCCTTAGCGGTATGATGGGCGGTGCTAGTTCTAGTCTACCTGTTTATAACCCAGCAGGTGGTAACTATTCTCCTGTAGCCCCTTTCAGCCTAACTTAGTAAGCAGGTAAATGATGAATAAAGATGACGCAGTAATCCAGTTTCTAATGCAGCAAGAAGGCTTTGAAACTAGAACGTATCTACCAAAGAAGAATGGTCTTGTTATTGGCAAGTCTGGTTTAACCTTTGGTGGTGGTATTGACATTGGTCAGATGGACTTGAGAGAGTACAAGGCGTTGGGACTACCTGATGCTTTAGAGTCTGCTATGCTTCCTTACGTAGGTAAGCAGGGCGATGACGCTGTAGCTATTGAGTATGAGCTGGGACACTTTGACATCCCCGCTGAGATAGCTATGAACATTACTCGTAGACATATCGAGAAGTCTAAGCAGAAGCTACGCAATGCATTCCCTAAGTTTGATTCACTAGCACCACAACAACAGGCAGTGGCTCTATCGCTGCTGCATAACTATGGTGCTGCTGCTCTTAAGTACAAGACAATGAAGGCAGTTATCAGCGGTGACTTGCAGACAGCTATCACTAAGCTACGTGACCCTGACGAGTGGAAGAATGTCGAGCTACATCCTAGACGTAACAGAGAAGCAGACTTGCTGGAGTCTTTGCTGGTATCTCAAATGCAACAAATGCAACAGCAGCAAGTTAATATGTTTAACAAGGTAGGTGTATAATGGCAAGAGTTCCTATATTTCATAGTTTGGTTTCAACTAATCCGGTGACGGCTAAAAGACAAGCTCAAATGGCTGCCTATCTCCCAGCGGGAGTATCATTAGCTGACTTTGATCAAAGAGAACAGGAGCTTATTGATCAGGCTTTACAGCTAGGTGCTACTCCAGCTATGTTAAATACAGTTCTTCAAGGAAGGGTATCTCCTAACTATACTTTACCTACTGCGGCATCTCAACACATACCTTTCGGTTCTGAGTTTGATGACGACTTTAATTCTAGGTATGTACCAGATCAAAGATCAGCTAGAGAAATACTTAGCTCTTCTACTAATCCGTTTGCCTTAATAGGTAAAGGAGTAGGAGGAGTGGCAGATGCTGTAAGTTATCTAGCTAATCTAAGAGCGCCAGCTTATGATCCAGTAGCTAATCGTCAAGCAACACAGTCTCTTATTAATCAACGTGCTGTTGATACTGACATCTTACAGGATGAGTATAACCTTGACAAGGAAAGACGTATCGCAGATGCTGACATCTCTCAATATCTACCTAATATGTCTCTACCTGATATGTCTCTACCCGATAGTTCCTATGATTTAGGGGCAGCGGTTCGAGCAGCTCCCGCAGATATTGCTCGTCACTTAATGTATCCTGTTAATCGGGCATCTATTGCTGTAGAGAATGTAGGAACAGATATTCTTGACTCTGACTTTGTAGGTGGTTTGACCGGAAGAAAGGAAGGTGTTACTTACACTGAAGCTAAGGACAAAGCTAAGTCTAAACTATCCTCATCAGGCACAACAGACGATAAGGTTAAGAAAGGGGCAACAGGTACGACTACAATAGACCCTAGCATTTCTTCTGCTGTTAATGACCCTTTAGGTTTAGGTACAGCTAAGATTCAGACTAAACTTAAAGACACCTCTGCTCTTGATAACTCAGCGGGTAAAGGTAGCGGTGCTGATAACTGGTTCGATGCTGTTAACGAGCGTGTTGACTTGATGGCTATGGGTGCTGCTATGTTGGCAGGTTCGTCTAGCGGTGAAGGCACTTTAGCTAACTTAGGTAGGGGCTTACAGGCAGGTATTGCATCTAGGAAAGATGAAGCTACGATAGCTGAAGCTAAGAAGTATAAAGATGCAACTTTAGCATTAGCTCTTATGCGGGAACAGTCGAACAGACGTAAGAATGATATCTCAGCTGCTGCTTCTAACCAATTAACTTTTAGAGAATCAGTGGATGCTCTTTCTTCTGAGTTACAGGTAGCAGGTGCTGATGAAGGAAACACGAAAGTAATATCTCAATATATGCTGGGTAATCCTAAGATTTCAGGATATCTACGAGGACTAGACCATGATTCTCGTCAGTTTTGGATTAAGAACTTTGTTAGTGTTGGTCAAGGATGGACTGGAGACGAGATTGAGAAGGATAATGTAAATAAGGCAATAAATAGAGCTACAAAGAAACTTATGGGAACTAAATAATGTCAGAAGCTATAGACTTTGATTCACTATGGACTGCCGCTGATCAGCAGTTTGATCGTAACATTAGTCAAAGCCCTGATGGAATAGCAGATCAAGTAGGAGCGGGAGTTGACTTAGGTCAGGCGCTGTTGTACAGGGGTGGTCAATCACTAGCAGAGGCGTTCGGATTCGCAGACAGCGCATTCGGACAGGCTATGGTTGATGCCAAGAACGAGAACTTAGCAGAAGTAAACATGGTGAAGGCACATCCTCTGTATGAAGATGGTGAGTTCTCCTTCAGAGGTTTACTGGATCAAGTGGCTAGAGGTGTAGGTACTGTTGGTGTTGCACTACCTGCATTTGCTGCTGCTCCTCTGGCTCCTCTAGTAGGTGCATCAGGTACTACAGGTGCATTGGTAGCAGGTGGTTTAACCTCTGGCCTTATGAACGTAGGTGATATTGGTTTAAAAGCAGAGGACATGGACGAGGCATACAATGCTTCTATGGCAGACATTGGTACTGGTTTTGCTTTAGGTGCGTTAGAGCCTCTGGCTGCTGCTAAGTTTGTTAAGGCTTTATCTCCTGCGTTTAAGCAGATGTCTCCTGAGCTTATTAAAAGCCTTAAGTCTGGTGACTCTGCTGCTTATGCTTCTTATCGTAGAGCTAGGTCAAACGCGACTCCTTCTATGGCTAAGGCTGCGGGTATATCTTCCCTATCTTCGGGATTAACAGAGGGTGTGCAAGATTTCTCAACTACTCTTGCTGCTGCTAATGCTACTTCCTACTGGGATGAGCTTGACGTTGAAGAGTCTCTGAAAGAGTCTGCGGTAGAAGCTCTGGTTGGCGGTGTGTTGGGCTTACCTTTTGGTGTAGGTGGTAGTATTGTATCTAAAGGTCAAGCAGCTGCTGATAGATCAATAGCTAATCAGGTAGATGAGGGCATAATTACTATTACTCCTGATGGTCGGGTAAACAAGGTTCAAGAAAGAATACCAGTTACTGACTCAAAGGTACCTCATTTATATAATAGGACACTGGGTGTAGTGCTGGGGGACGTACCTAGCAAGATTGTATCTAAGATACCTACTAATAAAGCTCGTGAGTTTGTAGGTAAGTTTACTCAGACAAGTGGGGACTTTGCCCGTAGACAAGGGATACGTCCTGTCCACATAGAGGTAGCTGAATTTCAGTCTCAGTATACTAAGTTGCTTACTCCCTTTGGAGAGCTTGCACCTAAAGACGCTGATTCGGTGGCTAGTCATAGAGTAATGCCAGAGTCTACTAAAGAAGAGAAAGCAGCTAAGAATGAAGCATACTCTGCTCTGTCTGCGGATGCTAAGAAAGCCTCTAATGCTCTTGCTACTTTCTTAGATGGTAATATAAAGAAAGACTCTAAGATACTAGGTGACGATATCACTTTGTTTGAAGGAGGTACTTATATGCCTCTGTATGGTAGATTAGATTACAAGAAGATTAAAACAAATCGTCAGCAGTTTATAAACGAGGCTATGGAAGTAGCTAATGCTAAAGGTATTGACTTAACTGTTGATAAAGTAGAGGCGTATGTAAAGCGTATTGAGCAGCAGGGTTATGAACACTTTGGTTCTCAGACTAGTATGGACTCTATAACTAACTACGATACTACTGTAGAGAAGCAGAACAAAGCTCGTGATAAAGCAGTAACTAAAGAAACTAATAAGATAATAAAGAAGAAGAAGCTAACTACCGATAAGCAAAAGGCAGCTGCTAAGAAACAAGCAGAAACTATTGTAGATAAGAGATTAGTTTCAGTTAGAAGTAATGGTAACGCCAGAGTTAATACTCAGAACGCTGTTGAAACACATCGTATGTTGTCTGAACTTCCTCAAGACTTCTGGACTAATTGGACTAACGAGAATAGCAGCGTTCAGGACTCTATATACTCCTATGCTGAGATGATGTCAGAGAGGTTAGGTCACGCTAAGCGGTTCGGTTCTAATAATGAGTTGTTCTACAAGGAAGCTGCTGAAGTTATCAGAGATGCTAAGGCTCAGGGTTTGTCGTTTGATGAGCAGGTAGTGGTGGCTGAAATGGCTAACATGATGAACCTGTCTCAACGTATCCCTATCCGTAACCTAGATGTTAGTCAGGGGGATACCCTTAGAACCGCACAGAATGCCGTTAGAGCGGGTTTATCTGTAACCTTACTACCACTCTCCCTTCTTCCTTCCTTGGCTGAGGTGTTCGTTGTGGAGTCTAAGGTGCAGCAGGGAGCTAAGACTATAACTTTAGCGGGTAAGCTAACGGCTAAGATTGTTAAGGAGCAGTTTAAACATGGGCGTGGGCTAACTCAAACTGAAGCAGCTAACTTGGTTCAAGAAGGTATTGTAGCAGACTTAGGTATATCTAACTACGATTTGAAGAACACGGCTGCTGCCCGTTTAGGGGATAATGAGATAGGCGGTAAGATTAGTGACATAGAGAATATGTTCTTTAATCTAACAGGTACTCCTCAGTTTACTCAGGCTCTACGTATAACGGCTGCTATTCAAGGTGAGAAGGCGTTTAAAGCTGAGCTTGTTAACTATGATACGGCAGTAGCACAGGGTAATGTAGACGAACAGCTTCGTATAAGTGATAAGTTTGCTGAATCAGGTCTTAATATAATAGAAGCTCATAACTGGTATCGCAGAGGCTCTAAGCGAGACAAGTATTATAATGAGCAGTTCAAGATGGGTGTTCTTAACGTAGTAGAAGACACAGTTATACGCCCCCGTATGGTACAGAAACCTGCTTGGATGTCTGATGAGCGGTTCAAGCTACTGGCACAGTTGAAGTCATTCTCTATTGTGTTTAACAACGTAGTTATGAAGGGTTGGTATAACCAGCTGATAGCTAATGGAACTACTCCAGAGAAGATGCGTAAGGCAGCAGTACTTGCTCCGTACATAGGCATGATGATTGCCACTCAGATCATGGCATCTGCTTTACGTGAGTATGCTAAGACAGGTGACATAGAGAAGTGGGAAGATAAGACAGCAACCTCTCATGTTCTGTCTGCAATTACTTACATTGGTGGCCTGTCGTTTGCAATTGATCCCTTACGCGCTAGTAACTGGGGTGTTGACCCAACAAGTGTACTGCTTGGCCCTGCTGCCAGTAAAGCTAATGACTTGTTGTCAGGTATTGGAGCTATATTGTCAGGCTCACTCTCGCCAGACGATGTGATAGGCGCTGTGTTAACTGACGTAACCCAAGGATTCCCAGCCTCTGGTATAATTAAAGACCTAGTGGAGAGCATATAATGATAGGCGTAACAGACTTGATAGCTGGTATCTTTAAACCAGCAGCGGGATTGATAGATGACCTGCATACATCAGAAGAGGAAAGACTAGCAGCTAAGACTAAGATGCTAGAGGTACAGGCAGCAGCGATGCAGCGTGTATTTGATTACGAGACACAAGCGTTAACTGCTCGTGCTACGATAGTAAACAGTGAGGCAACCTCAGAGAATTGGATAGCGTCATCATGGCGGCCTATAACAATGCTGACGTTTATGGTACTTGCTGTTGGAGATTCGCTAGGATTACTAGCAACCCCTCTCAGGGACGAGGCATGGATGCTTCTACAATTAGGTCTAGGCGGGTATGTTGTAGGCCGTAGTGGTGAGAAGATAGCAAAGACTATCAAACACAAGTAACAACAAAGCCCCTACGCCAATGATGGCACAGGGGCTTTTCTTTATCTGCTAGATTTCACATGCTCCTCCAGTACATGCTAACGTCTGCGCTCCTTCCGTAACATCACTTGCTTCTGTGATGTCCCACTCAATGCTATTAGGCATTGCCTTCTTCATTTCCTTGTATTGTTCCTTGTTGATCTCTTCATAGGGTGCTTGCTCATATGAGTGATCACTAAAAGGCAAGAATGACACACCACTACAATCATCGAAATTGTTATAAAGCCAACTGCCAATATTAAGAAACTCATCATCTCTATAATATACAGTAATAGATGGTTTATGTTCGCACCAATGTTTCTGATATACATCCCACAGCTCCAACTGTTCCATCCCTGTCTGAGATGCAGACATCACAGCCCCTGTTGGTGCTTTCTGTGGGAAGCTAAACACCAGTGTTGAGGGTGATCTGACATCGACCTCTGATTCTATTCCCGCATCGCTGAGTACGCTGCATAAAGGATCATTAATATCAGCCCTGACCCGCCTAACATAATAAGGAGCAAACCTTCCATGTATGCCAGAAGCACTATCCACAAGCTGAGACACAGTGCCGCTAGGCTTAACACAAGTGATAGCGGCTGCTTGGTTAATCCCAAGTTTCTCAGCCCACTTCTTGTTTGTTGCCACAGCTTCTGCCTTAAGTGATTCAAGTAGATCAGGAAGTCCATCTTTATATACCCCGTTGGTTAGTTTACAATCTTGAATACCAGTCATAGACACACCAAGCAATGCTTCGTCTTGGGTGTTCTGCTTCCACTTACTACGTAGATATCGGAAGTCTGTTAGAGTAGCTTGCAGTGTTCCAAGAATAGTAGCAAGTCGTACCTTTCGCTTAAGTACGTCAGCTGTATCAGTGGATCGCACGACAACTTCGGATAGATTACAGAACTGATTTGGTCTAAGGATAATCTCGCTGCATGGGTTTGTTCCAAAGTCATAGTCAGCGTCTCGTCTACCATTCTTTGCAGCTTGTCGTTGACTTGCCACCCTACTGAAGAACCCACGTTCTCCACTCCTGCTTTCATATAAGCTACTCCACTCGTTTAGGAAAGCCTCAAAGTCAGGCTTCTCTGTATAACACGCAGAGTTGTTAGCTAATCCTCTATGAGGTGCATCAAGCCACCACTGACCATGCTTCGCTCTGCGTATACGATCATCTGTCAGGTTGGATAGGCTTATTAATGCTGATCTACGTACACCACCCACAACTACGATCTCAGCGATCTTACAGCACAGGTCATGTGACTCTACGCTTGATAGTTTACGTCCAGCAGCGCCCTTAAACAAGGCTACAGTGAACGTGAACAACTCTACCAATGGAGCAGGGCCACTAGCACGACCACCGAAAGTCTTTAACGGCTCTCCTGCTGCACGTACTCGACTGACATCCCAGCTAGGTACTTGACCCACTAGCAGCAGACTGATCAGCTCTCTGAATGCCTTAGCCCAGCCTACCTTAGAGTCGCTGACATGGATTGTTGTGTCCGTAGGGAAGAACTCTTCAGCAATAGTAGGCAACTTACCTACATACTGTCGTTCAACAGAGAACCCCACACCTGTACCACACAACAAGATGTACATCAGCTCGTCGAATGATCTAGGGCTGTCGATGGTAAGGTAACTACAGTTGAATCCAGCTACGTTGTCCCTGTCTAGGGCTTCACCTGCTGTCATCAACGCTCTCATGGATGGCATGACCTCAAGGTTGGTGATAGCTTCTCGTAGCTCCTCACCTGTCTTGTCATCTAAGCTGCCACGCTTCTTAAAGAATGAGATGTAACGATCTACTGTTTCATCCCACGTTTCACGACGCTGTTCCTCTGGTAGGTAACGTGCGTACCTGCTTTTATGAATGTAACTTTGATAAATATCCATCACTTCTTGTCCTTCTTATCTTTTGATTTGCTGTCTTTAAGTTTCTTGTACTCTTTCTTAAAGATAGCGTCAAAGTTCTTATCGAATGTCTCACGATCTGGTATAGGTCGTGGGCTACTGCCTTTACCTGACATAGTACCTCCTAGTGCAGGGTATCATCGTCATCATGGCCTGACATATTAAGTATAAGACCTAGCTTAGACGACTCTAGCATAAACACAGTGTCAGCTATACATACATTGGTAGCTACAGTGGTGTATCCTTCGGGGTCGGACACAACTAAAGAGAAATCATACTGATCTGTAGTATCTAAGTATGGCATCTGCTCTACAGCTTTAAGTATCTTATCTTTTGTCGTGTTCTTATCTGTGTCTTTACCTTCAAACCTACCTTTAACTACTTTCATAGCTGTTCTCCTTGTTAACTATTGAAGTAAGTTTATGAAGATACCAGCCAGCCTTCTGTAAGTCCTGTACCTGCTTACCCTTGTAGTCATAACGCCACAGATACTTCATGCAGTTGCCCTTGAGGTAGCCTTTGAATGCAACACTGGACATGGACTCCTCTATTGCATCAATACACTCTATGTTGCCAGTGTTATAATGACTAGGCTTGTTAACTACATCCTCTTCCCACGCCTCAGAGGCTTCATCATGCGCTGCTCTCATCCATGCATCTAAGCCAGTGGCTTGCTTTTCAATAGCAGGGGCATCGGTGCGTAGTCTATCCCAGTCAGCTGGTGTTGCGTCATTAAGTCTCATTTTCCAAATCCTCTTCAAGAGTATCTAACCTGTCTTCGATATTGTCTTTGAACTTAGCCACTATATCGTTGCTCGATATATCTAGTACCTCAAGCAGAGTTACCTCGTCAATTCGAGACAGGCGCTCACATACTTCTTCAAATGTTAGTGCCATACTTCTTCTCCAAATAAGACATGGATACAGGCATCTCGTCGAACTGTCCTTTATCAACCTCGTGCAGCATCCATACACCACGCCATGAACTATTGGTTTGATGGTTCAGATATTCCTCGTCGTGCTGATAATAAATGCCAGCGAACAACCCAGTTATCCTAGAGCCATCAGCTCTCCTATCGTATGCACACTCCCTATCTTGAACATGACCCATGATACAGCTCTGATGTTTCTTAGCTAGTAAAGCACGGGCGCTGCTAACAGGTCTACCCATAATCCCGCTGGTGAAGTAGTGACAGTACGCCACGGAATCTATAATGACAGGCTCCAAGAAGTCATACACTTCCCAACCATACTGCTGTAGCTTTAAGTCTTGATACCCAATCAGACCTTCGAGTTTAGCGTCACCTTCGATTGCTCTCTCGATTCTCTGCTCATGGTTACCTAGAGTAAACACTAGCCGTGGAGTCCATATCTTCTTGCGGTTCTGTCTGAGCCTACGCTGCTCGTCCCTGATGGGCTTCAGGAACGCTTGCATACCTGCGTGACCTGCTTCAATATCCTTAGTGTAGCGTCTACCCTCAAAGCTACGAGTCCCTCTATCCCAGCTCGACAGTGCCTCCATATCCCAGTGATCACCAAGATGTACAATAACATCAGGCTTCTTGTCAGCAGCGTATTGTCCTGCCCAACTTAGATGCTCGAATGTCTGATCTGGTTTACACTGAGTATCAGGTATAACTAAATGCTTAGTCATTTGATTTCCTCGCTTCACGCTCTGCGTTGGTCTTGATCTGATGACAGGGTTTACACAACACCTGTAGTCCATCAGCTTCGCAGAACATATTCTCAACAAATTGTGGTAGGTCTTCGTACTTCCTGAGCGTACCCGCTGGAACGATATGATCTACCTGTACTTCCTTATCTTTAAACCACTGCTTACACTCAGCACATTGGAATTCAAAGCGGTGACGCTGCCCTTTTACTGACTTCTTGGCAGCTGCTTTAGCGGCATATCGTGGTGGGAATCTGCGGTTTGCTTCTCTTAGTGCAGACCGAATGAATCCCCAGTATCTAGCCTCTGTCCACTTACCTCCTGCTCTGGTGCGTGGTACTAAGGTTCGCTTCTTCTTCATTTGCTAA